GCATGATGGCCGCGAAGGAGCCGCCGCTGTCGCGCGACGGCGCCGCCGAGGCCGCGCCGGATGAGGCGGAGCTGCGCCGGATGATGCGCGACCCGCGCTACTGGCGTTCCCGCGAGCCGGAATTCGTCCAGCGCGTGACGGATGGCTTCCGGCGGCTGGTGGGCAAGAGCTGACCGCCGCCCGCCGAGCACTGGCGACTGTTCCGGCGCCTCCCGATCCCTCCCCCGGTCGAGGCGCCGGTCGCGGGGCGGATGGCGTGGGCCCGGCGCAGTGATCCGCGCCGCCGAAGCAGGCCCCCATCCGCCCCGCCCCGATCCCGCGCGCAGCCAACCCGTGACCCGGGCCTGCGCGTGCCGCGGCGACGCCGCTGCCCATCCGGCCAACAGCGCCGCCCGCCGCTTCCCCAACCCCCTTTCCAGGAGGCCTGCCCATGTCCGGCAGCACCCAGATCGACGCCGTCTTCGCCAAGCAGTTCCAGGCCGAGGTCCACGAGGCCTATCAGCGCCAGGGCTCCAAGCTGCGCAAGACGGTGCGCAGCAAGACCGGCGTGACCGGTTCCAGCACCTTCTTCCCCAAGGTCGGCAAGGGCGTCGCCGCGGCGAAGACGCGCCACGGCAGCGTGCCCGTGATGAACCTCGAACACGCCCAGGTCGAATGCGTCCTGCAGGACTACTATGCCGGCGACTGGGTGGACCGGCTCGACGAGCTCAAGACCAACCTGGATGAGCGCGAGGTCATCGCCAATGCGGGCGCCTACGCGCTCGGCCGCAAGACCGACGAGCTGATCATCGCCGCGCTCGATACCGCCACGCGCGAGGCGATCGGCACCTCGACCGGCACGACGGATGCGGACGGCCTGACCAGGCAGAAGGTGCTGCTCGCCTTCGAGATGATGGGCGCGGCCGACGTGCCCGATGACGGCCAGCGCTACGCCGTCGTCGGCTGGAAGCAGTGGAGCCAGCTGCTCGAGATCGAGGAATTCGCCAATGCCGACTATGTCGGCGCCGACGAGCTGCCGTGGCGCGGCACGCAGGGCAAGCGCTGGCTCGGCGCGCTGTGGATGCCGCATTCGGGCCTGACCAAGGCCGGCACGCTGCGCTACTGCTACTTCTACCACCGCACCGCGATCGGCCATGCCGCCGCGGCCGAGGTGCAGACCGACGTGACCTGGCACGGCGACCGCGCCGCGCATTTCGTCTCCAACATGATGAGCCAGGGCGCGGTGCTGGTGGACGATACCGGCGTCGTGCGCATGCGCGCGAAGGAGTAGCGACGCTTTCTCCCTCCCCCGCCCGCGGGGGAGGGCTTCTCCGCTTGCGTGGAAGGCCCCCCATGTCCCTCACCGCTCTCGCGCTCTGCTCGCGCGCGCTGCTGCGCCTCGGCGCGCAGCCGATCGCTTCCCTCACCGAAGGCACCGCGGAAGCGGAGGTCGCGGCCAATCTCTATCCCGGCCTGCGCGATGCCGTGCTCTCCGCGCACCCATGGTCCTTCGCCACCGGCCAGGCCGATCTCCCGCGGCTGCTCGCGACGCCGCACGCGGATTTCGCGCATGCCTTCCAGCTGCCGCCGGATTTCCTCCGCGCGCTGTCGGCGGGCAGCGCGGGCCGTGGCCGCGGGATCGCCTATCGCCTGCACGAGGACCGGCTGCACGCCGATGCGGATGCCGTGACGCTCACCTACATCTTCCGCCCCGACGAGAGCGCCTTCCCGCCCTTCTTCGCCGCCGCCCTGGTCGCGCGGCTGGCCGCGGAGTTCTGCCTGCCGCTGACCGAATCCGCCTCCCGCGCGGAGATCCTGTTCCGCCTCGCCGAGCAGGAGCTGCGCCAGGCGCGCCAGGTGGACAGCCAGCAGGACACGCCGCGCGCGATCGAGGGTTTTCCCCTCGTGGACGTCCGAGGCTGAGATGCCCGTCGCCACGCGCCGCCTGAAATCCAGCTTCGCCGCCGGCGAGCTGGCGCCCGAGCTCTATGGCCGCAGCGACCTGCGCGCCTTCGAGAACGGCGCGCGCCGCCTGCGCAACGTGATCATCCAGCCGACGGGCGGCGTCGCCCGCCGCCCCGGCCTTGCCCATGTCGCGACGCTGGCAGGGCCCGCGCGCCTGATCCCCTTCGAGTTCAACACCGAGCAGACCTACCTGCTGGTGCTGACCGAGGGCCTGCTCCAGGTGTTCCTCGACGATGTGGAGGTGGCGAGCCTGCCGGGCCCCTGGAGCGGCTGGATGCTGCCGCAGATCGCCTATACGCAGAACGCCGACACGCTGCTGCTGTTCCACGGCGAGATGCCGCCGAAGCGCATCACGCGGACCAGCCATACGAGCTGGACGATGAGCGACTTCCTGTTCAGCGCGCCGCCCTTCCACAATTTCCACGAGGGCGTCGGGCTCGCGGCCAGCGCCACCACCGGCAGCGTCACCGTCAACGCCACGCATCCCGTCTTCACGCCGGGGCATGTCGGCACGCGCATCCGGATCGAGACGAAGCGGCTCGTCGTCACCGGTTTCACCAGCCCCTTCGCGGTGACCGCGACGGTGGAGGACACGCTGACCACCACCGCCATCACCGGCTACTGGGACGAGGCGGCGTTCAGCGCGGTGCGCGGCTGGCCGATATGCGCCTGCTTCCACCAGGCGCGGCTGGTGCTCGGCGGCTCGCGCGACCTGCCGAACCGGCTCTGGCTCTCGCGCACCGGCGATCTCGGCGATTTCGATCCCGGCACCGGGCTCGACGACGAGGCGATCGAGTTCGCGCTGATGTCGGACCAGGTGAACGCGATCCGCGCGGTCTTCTCCGGCCGCCATCTCCAGGTCTTCACCTCCGGCGCGGAATGGATGGTGAGCGGCGATCCGCTGACGCCCTCCTCCATCCAGCTGCGCCGCCAGACGCGGATCGGCAGCCTGGTGGACCGCATGGTGCCGCCGGTGGACGTGGATGGCGCGACGGTCTTCGTCGCGCGCAGCGGCCGCGCGGTGCATGAATTCGCCTATACCGAGGTGGCGGATGCCTACCAGGCCAACGACCTCGGCCTGATCGCGCGGCATCTCGTGCAGCAGCCCGTCTCGATGGCCTATGACCAGACGGCGCGGCTGCTGCACCTGGTCATGCAGGACGGCAGCATCGGCACGCTCACGCTGTATCGCGCCGAGCAGGTGATCGCCTGGACCCGGCAGGAGACCCAGGGCTTCTTCCGCGCCGTCGCCGAGACCGATGGCCGCGTCTTCGCCGTGGTGGAACGCTATGGCGCCTGGCGGCTCGAACGCTTCGACGCGACGCTCGGCCTCGATGCCGCGTTGGTCGGCACGGCGGCGGCGCCGCAGGACGAATGGAGCGGGCTCGGCCATCTCGAGGGCCAGGTGGTCGGCGTGCTGGCCGATGGCGCGCCGCGCGGCGATGCGATGGTGGCGGGCGGGCGCATCGTGATCGCGCCGCCGGCGAGCGCGGTGCAGGTCGGGCTCAGCTTCAGCCATGTGATCGAGCCCTTGCCGCCCGCGCTCGGACTGGGCGCGGGCACGGGCGCCGCGCCACTGCGCCTGGTCTCGGCGACCTTCCGGCTGCTGGCGACGCCGGTGTTCAGCGTGGATCTCGGCCGCGGCCTGCGCGCCGTGCCCTTCCAGCGGCTGGACACCGCGCTGCTGGATGCGCCGCCCGCGCCCTTCACCGGCGATGTGATGCTGCGCGCGCTGGGCTGGCGGCGCGATGCGATGGCGCCGCTCTGGCGGGTGGAGGGCGATGCGCCGCTGCCGCTCAACCTGCTCTCCGTCACCACCGATCTGAGGATGAACGACTGATGGCCCAGCTCGCCCCGATCGCGACCCTGCTCGGCGCCGGCGCCACCGTGTTCGCCACGGCGCGCCAGCAGCAGGTGCAAGCCGCCCAGGCGCGCCAGCAGGCCGAGAATGCCCGCGCGCAGGCCGAGGCGCGCAGCCAGCAGCTCGCCGCGCAGCAGGCCGCCGACCAGCGCGCGCGCCAGGCGCGGCTCGCCGGCACCACCGCCGCGGCGCGCGCGCGGCTCGCCGCCGGCGGCGTCGCGCCGGATGAGGGCTCGGCCGCCGCGCTGACCGCCGGGCTGCAGCGCGATGCGGCGGCCGCGCAGGCCGAGTCCGACGCGGTCTTCGCCGCGCGCCTGGCCGCCGGCCGGCGCAGCCTGCTGAACGATGACGGTTCGCTCGTGCCCTGGCTGCGCGCCGGCGCGAGCCTCGGCAACAGCCTTCGCAGCCTTCTCGATTAGCGCGGCGGCGGGCGGCCACCCGCGAACCCTGCCCGCCGCCGCGTTGAGGGGGCTCCTGCCCCCCATACCCCCGATTCTGGAGCCCCCCATGTCCGAGCACATCCGCATCGGCGATGTCGCGCCGCGCGTGCAGTATGTCGGCGACGGAATCCGCACCGTCTTCGCCTTTCCCTTCCCGATCTTCGACGCCGAGGATCTCGAGATCCGGGTCGGCGCCGTCGTGCTGAATGGCGGCTATGCCGTGGCCGGCGCGGGCCGCAGCGAAGGCGGCACCGTGACGCTCAGCGTCCCACCCGCCGCCGGCGCGACCGTCACGCTGCGCCGCCGCGTGCGCGTGCAGCGCAACACCGATTTCCAGGACAACGGCCTGCTGCGCGCGCGCACGCTGAACGACGAGCTGGACCGGCTCGTCGCGGTGCTGCAGGAGCAGCGGGAGGAGATCAACTCCGCGCTGCGGCAGGATCCGTCCGAGGTCGGCGGCCAGCTTCTGCTGCCGATGCGCGGCAGCCGCGCCAACCGGCTGCTCGGCTTCGACGCCAATGGCGATGCCGCGGTCTTCCCGCGCGAATCCGGCCTGCTCACCGCGCCCTATCCCGGGGCCGTGCCGCGCACCGCCGAGGACAAGCTGGGCGAGCGGCTTTCGGCGCGCGATTTCGGCGCGCTCGGCGATGGCGCGACGGATGACGGCCCGGCGCTCCAGGCCGCGATGAACGCCGCCGCCGCCGCCGGCCGCACGCTGCTGATCGGGGAGGGGAGCTACCGGACGACGATTCCCCTCATCCTGCCGGGCGCCGCCGCCGGCCTCGTGATGCGCGGCGCGATCCTCTATGCCGGCCCGGCCAGCCAGACCGCGCTGACGATCGGCGATGGCGGCGCGGCGCGGAACGCGCGGAAGATCCTCACCGGCCTCACCGTGCTGCGCGCGACGCAGTCGGACTGGACGAACGAGGCCGATATCGGGCTCGTGCTGCGCAACCTCGATGCGAGCCTGGTCGAGATCCGCGAGGTCAGCGGCTTCACCATCGGCGTGCGCACCCTCGGCGACGAGCGCGGCTTCGAGGACACCACGCTGGTGCTGGGGCGCTTCGTCAACAACCGCATCGGGCTCGACATCCATGCGGCGACCGCGGCCGCCTGGAATACCTCCATCCGCTACTATGGCGGCCATTTCGCGGTGGGCAGCACGCTGCATCCGGGCCTGGACCGCTTCGGCATCCGCCTCTCCGCCGCGCCCGGCGCCTATGTCGCGCACAACCGGCATCTGTTCGACGGGCCGAATTTCGAGCTGAACGTGGCCGACAAGCCCGCGATCGTCGGCATCCCCTTCCTCTGCGAGGTCAACAGCCGCGCGATCCTCGCGCGCGGGGTGCGGATGGAAGGCTGCTCGCCCTTCGTCGCGCGCCACACGGCGGGCGCGCAGGACCATGTCTATGAGGTCGCCTGGGCCAGCCAGGCCTATCAGGTTGAGATCCAGCACATGCCGAGCGCGACGCGGCTCGGCGGCGTGGTGCGCGCGCTGCACCAGGCCGCGCCGCATGTGCTGGCGACGCGTGAGATCGCCGCCGTGCCCTCGCTGCGCGCCGCCGCGATCCGCTGGAACGCGACGGAGACGGGGTTCGAGAAGCTCGCCGTTCTGTCCTCCAACGTCTCGGGCTCGCCCGCGGTGCTGGCGGATTTCGCCTTTCCGGCCTTGAACCAGATCACGCTGACGGATCGCGGCGCGGTGCTGGGCGGCGGGCGCGCGATCGGCTTCGTGGTGGATGCGCGGCAGTGCAGGGATTTCGCCCTCGCGGTGGATGCGGACAACCCCCGCCTGATGGTGATGACCTTCGATTCCGCGATGAGCCTGCTGACCGATGCGGGCGGCCCGCTGGTGCTTGCCTCCGGCCAATCCGTCACCTGGAATCCGACCGCGAAATGGTGGCAGGGCTCGGCCGACATGCTGGATGCCACGCTGACCCGGCTGCAGGCCGTGCGGCTCGGCCCGAATGTCGCCTACGCGATCATCGGCCTCGCGCGGCTCTCCGCCGATTACGAGGTGCGCGCGATGCGGCTCTGCTGCGATCCGCGCCACGCGCCCGCGCTGCTCTACGGCCTGCCGGATCTGCGCCACGGGGCGCGGGAGCTGGTGGCGGAACAGCCGTGGGATCCGCCCTCCATCGCCGCCGGCGCCAGCGCGCAGACCAATGTGACGGTCAGCGGCGCGCGGCCGGGCGATTTCGTGCAGGCGGCCTATTCGCTTGCCACCTCGGGCGTCGTCTTCCTCGCGCAGATCGGCGCGCAGGATGTGGTGACGGTGACGGCGTGGAACCGCAGCGGCGCGGCGGTGGATCTCAACGCCGGCACGGTGCGCGTGCGCGTGGTGAAGGCATGAGGAAGCCGCGCAAGCCCGCCGCCCCCGCGGTTCCGATGACGCCGGAGCAGCGCGAAGAGGCCAGGAAGGCGCTGAAGCAGGCCTATCACGGCTTCCTCACCGGCACCGCGGAGGAGGACCCGAAGCGATTCACCGCCCGCATCGCCGCGGCGCGCGAGGCGCTCGACCAGCTCAACCAGCTCCGCGATCCCGACGACGCCGACGAGCCGAGCGAGGAGCAGCTGCTCGCCGAGGCGCGCGCCGCGATCGCGGACGAGAACAAACCATGATCAAGCGGGCCGATCCCACGCAACCCGCCGACCTCGTCGAATTCGCCTGGATCTGGAACCGCCGCGCCCGCCAGGGCACGCCCGCGCTGCATCGGCGCGTCTTGCGCTGGCTCGAGGAATCGCTCGCCGCCGATCGCCGTCTGCTGCTGATGGCCTTCCGCGGCGCGGGCAAGTCCACGCTGGTCGGCCTGTTCTGCGCCTGGCGGCTGTATCGCGCGCCCGATACGCGCATTCTCGTGCTCGCCGCCGATCATGCGCTGGCGACCCGCATGGTGGCGACGGTGCGCCGCATCCTCGCGCGCCATCCGCTCTGCGGCGCGCTGCTGCCGGAAAGCGGCCAGGGCGAATGGGCGGCGGACCGCTTCACCGTGGCGCGGGAGGCGGTGCTGCGCGATGCCTCGATGCTGGCCGCCGGCATCACCGGCAACATCACCGGCGCGCGCGCGGACCTCATCATCTGCGACGATGTCGAGGTCGCCGGCAATTGCGACACGCCCGCCAAGCGCGCCGAGCTGCGCGAGCGCCTGACGGAGGCGGAATTCGTGCTGACGCCGGGTGGCGCGATGCTGTTCGTCGGCACGCCGCACACCGCCGAAAGCCTCTATGCCGAGGGCGAGCCGCTGCTCGCGGGCTATCGCCGCCTGGTGATCCCGCTGCTGGACGCGCAGGGCAACAGCGCCTGGCCGGAGCGATTCCCGGCGCCCGCGATCGCGAAGCTGCGCGACCGCGTGGGGCCTCTCGCCTTCCGCCGCCAGATGCTGCTTGAGCCGGTGGCGGAGGAGGCCGCGCGGCTCGATCCCGCGCTGATCGCGCGCTACGCGGAGGAGCCCGACTACCGGGAGGCGAATGGCCGCGCCGTTCTGACGCTGATGGGCCAGCGGCTGGTCTCCGGCGGCGCCTGGTGGGACCCGGCCTTCGGCCGCCCCGATGCCGGCGATTCCAGCGTCGT